GTCGAAGTTCATAGACATGTAGATTAGGATATAGATGTAAAAAAACATACATAGGGGATAGCAAAACGAATTTACCACCAGCGGAATCACCATGAAAGGTGTCCCCGCTTTTCCTATAGAAGGTAAAAGCAGCAAACTCAAAAAGAGTTTGTTTGCTTTTCCTATAGATTAAACTAGAGAGAGGTTTATTGGATCTCAATAGAATAATAGAAAAAGATATATCCCAAATCTAACAGCTACGGATGGCGTGTAGGGGACCAGATTCTCCCAAACCATTCACACAGTTGTGGAAGGACATGGGCTTCCACCACCCCGCCTGAGCCTTGGAGAAGAGCTTCATGAACGTAGAGTGAACAAGTGAATTGTCCACCTCGAACAAGGAAGCACCAAGGCCCACAAAGGGCGTGATGGTGAAGGCCCATTCAGGGCTTGAAAAGAGAGTAGGAACCCACTCACGTGAGAACCTCTTCTCTACCCTGAACTTCTCCTTGAACCACAACTTGGCGTATGTTGGAAGTGCCAACTGCAACTTCGGGACAGTAAGAACCCTTTTAAGGGGGTCCCGACTGAGCCAAAGGTAACTTGCCAGTTTCCTCTGCCCCTCGGTGATATCGACCTCTCTGTAAACAGGGAGGCCGAGTCCACCGAGAGACGGATGAATCCAGTAAGACATGCCACGGGGAACGATGGCCTTCATAAGGTCAAGGTTCTCGCTCAGCCAGTAACTCATAGCTGCGTCCCTCTTGGATGCAGGGTGAGCCTGACAGAATGCAGTACAGCGTGCCCTCAGGGAGTCCTCTTGTAGTAGGTGTGTGCCAGCAACAGACTGCTCAGTCGAAACAGAACTATCGCTCTTCTTCTCAGTGCGAAGTAGACCCATATTCAGATTGGGTATCCACTCCTGCACAAACCAACGAGGTAGTCCGTACCAATCCACCATTGTGGAGAGTTTCCAGACTTCCGAGTTGATCACGAGATGCGAGCGAGATGTGTAGTTCTTTCCGAGACTGAATTTGAGTCCGACCTGCTGGGTCGCCCATTTCCAGAGAGTGTAGTTTCCTGAGTTGCGGATGTCGTCCGGGAGATGGAATATGACGTCATCCCCGTTGATGAGCATGGGCAATTTCCAGAGTGGAATCTTTGCCTTGTGAACATGCTCTAGCACCCACCGGCAGATGATCAAATTAGCCATACAGAGTATGGGAAAGCTGATGGGAGATCCCATCAGCTGTCCGCACTCTTGGGGTTCTGACCGATCCCCAAGGGTCTCTGAGTGCTGATTTGTCACCTGGTGTCCGGTGAGACATCGCAGCAACACTGGTCGATCCTGGAAGTTCGCGTCGATCCGGTCCAAAACTCTTTCGAGAATCTTCTCGGAGAACTCAGGTTTCAACAGGTCTGTGGCTGACTCATAGTCGCCAGAGACCCAGAAACCACCATCACCTGACACTTTAGCCACTAGGGCATCAATGTCAGATTTAGCGATAGGTCCTCTTGTGAGTTTGAACACGGGGCACTTACCCATTAGGGGGGAGATTATCCTTTGGTATGCACGACAGAGTTGATATGAAGCAGCTGGCCCCCTTGTAATCACGCGAACCTTGAAGGGCTCGCACAAGGGAACGGGGTAACACTCAAAAGTGTCCTCCTTTCGGGCTTCATTGAGATAGTCG